CGAACTCTAACCCTTGACAGGAGCCCCCCATGCCTGATACAATGATTTCGCCTACTGACAGTAGTGTTAATTGGCAGCCCGCCTTGAGCGCTACGTCAGACAATCCCGCGTCGCCGCCGGTGTCGGAAACGGTCACTCCGACAGAAACCAAGCCGGTAGACGACAAAATTAGCCCGGAGTCGGAACCGGGTCAGGACTCAGATGGTGACTCCTCGTCTCCCGCGCCACGACCCTCGCGGGGAGTACAAAAGCACATCGATAAGCTGCGCCTCTCGTTGACCGAGTCAGAGACTCGCGAATCGGAATCCAGAGCGCGTGAGCAGGCAGCGAACGACCGGTTGGACAAGGTCTTAGGTGCCCTGGAACGGCAGACTGCAACGGTTACCCCGACTGATGGTCCGCCCCGTCCGGAAAGCTTCCAGAACACGCAACAGTTCGAGGAAGCGGCCCTGGAGTGGCGCGTCAATCAAGCGGTGGAAGCCAAGGTCCGTCGCCTCGAGGAATCCCGGAAGGAGGAAAACATCCGGGCCGAAGCGGAGCGTACGATCAAGGCCGCGCAGGACGTGTACCAGGAGCGTAAGACTAAGTTCATTGAGAACGTGTCGGACTTCGACGAAGTGGTGACTGATGAGGTTAAGATCAGCCCGACCGTCGGGATGCAGATTCTCAATAGCGACCTCGGTCCACAGCTCGCCTATCACATCGCCCGGACTCCCGAACTCGCGGACAGACTGAACCGGCTCGGACGCGACGCGCTTTCGAGAGAGATCGGCAAGTTAGAGATGCAATTGACTCTACAGCCGATCAAACCTGTGTCCAAGGCATCCCCGCCCATTGTTCCTTCCAGCAGTGGTGAAACCCCGCCTCCCCGGCTCGATCAAATGAGCATGGAGGACTTCGCTGCTTCGAGAGACAAAGCGTCAGGACGCCGTTAATGGAGTCCCTAAATGTCTCAAGTAACTCTCACCCCGACCATTATCACTCGGGAGACTCTCCGTCTCTTGGTGAACAACATGGTAATGGGGGCACTCGTCAACCGTCAGTTCGAGAACAAATTCGTCAAGATTGGCTCGAGCCTGACTATCCGCAAACCTAACCGCTTTACTGTTTCGTCTGGCCCCGCGCTTGCCATTCAGCAGTTGAATGAGCCGTCCGTCAGCATCAGCATCGCGACGCAGAACCACGTTGACTTCCAGTTTACCTCGCAAGAGTTGACGCTGACTGTCGAAGAGTTCGCCGAGCGGTATCTGAAGCCCGCGGCCGAAGCACTCGCTAACCAGATTGACTTCAACCTCTGTGGCCAGTTTACCGGCGTGCCGTCTCTTGTTGGTTCGGCTGGTACGACTCCCTCGACGTTCGCGAACTCGGTGCAGTTGACCGGGCAGCAGCTCGATATTCAAGGCGCACCGATGGACGCCCGTAACCTGATCTTGGACCCGAAAGGGTACTGGTCGTTGGCGAACGGTCTGTCCAGCTTGTTCGTGATGCCGACTGCGAAGGAAGCGCTCGTTAAGGGCTACATTTCGACTGTCGGTAACCATGCCCTCTATGAGGACCAGAACGTTCAGTCCTTCACTAGTGGCGTGCGCGTTACGAACAACGGTACTATCAACGGCGCGAACCAGACCGGCACATCTATTGCCGTTCAAGGTTACACCGCGGGTGATATCTATAACGTGGGTGATGTGGTTACTTTCGCCGGCACTTTCGGCGTCAACCCGCAGAACCGTACCACCACTGGCTCGCTCCAGCAGTTCACCGTCACAGCGCAAGCTACCGCCAACGGTGCCGGGCAGATGACCCTCTCGGTCTATCCCCCGATCACCATCAGCGGCGCGTATCAAACCGTAACGGCGTCCCCGACGAACGGCGGCGCAGTCACTTCGGCCTTCGCTTCTGCAGCGGTCAAGGTTCAGGACATCGCGTTCCACAAGGATGCGTTCGGCTTGATCATGGTCCCGCTGGAGATTCCGGACGGAGTCGATTGGGCGGCTCGCGAGCAGTATAAGGGTATCAGCATCCGTCTCATCCGCGCGTATGACATTAACAACGACGTGTTCCCCTGTCGTCTTGATGTCTTGTACGGCATGACGACTTTCTACCCTGAGCTCGCTACTCGACTCTTCGGTAACTAAGGAGTAATGCAATGACCATGACTGTAACCACTGTCCGTAAGTTGTCTGACCAGAATCCGGATGGACTCACTATTGGTGATTCCACTACCGACCTGGTTAGCTTCTACGGTGTATCCCCCGTCGTGCAACCGGCGGGGAACGGCCAACAGGTTCTCCTGCGCGGCCAAGCTGCGGGCGTTATTACGTCGTATCACTCGGCGCAGACTCCTGCAATCGTCAACGCGAACACGACCAACGAGCAGAACCTTACGGTTAACACCGGTACCGGCTTCACCATGCAGGTCCTCACGACTGACATGATCTTTGCCGTCAACCGGCCGTCCAGCCAAGCGGGTCTTGCGACTTGTAATGTCCGCGCGCAAGCGTCGAACGTGATCGCTGTGCAGTATGCGAACTTCACTGGTGTCGGTATCACGCCTTCGTCTGAGAATTACGGCTTCGTCGCACTTCGCGGCCTGCCTACCGTCTCAGCCTCGTTGGCACCCGTGGCAGTTCCAGCGAACACGACCGCTGAGCAGCAATTCACCATCACCCCGTCCACTACCGGTGCCAATGCAGGTGTTGGGCTCCCGGTCGGCACTCTGGTGCAGGTGAACAAGCCCACCAACCAAGCCGGTCTCGCGATCGTCGGTTGTCGTGTCGTGTCGTCTAACGTTCTCGGTATCACCTACGCGAACGTGACCGCCGCGCCGATTACTCCGACCACTGAGACTTATACCATCCTGGCGCTGAATGGCCTGGACGCGCAGAACAATAGCATATGGTATGGCTTCAACGTCGGTACGGTGGGTGCGATCGGTGGGGGCGGCGTTAACTCCGCTGGCGCTACCACGCTGACGGGCCTTCTGGCCACTGACATCACCGCAGGTATCTCGAAGCCGACTTCGCAAGTTACCGCAACCAATTTTGCCTTCCCTATTGGTTCGGTCAACACTGCGAATACGATGACGCTGTACTTTGCTGGTATCGGTACCGGGCTGACCCCGACTGCGTCAGAAGTGTATGGTATTCACACCATCCGTATCAACCCCGTTGCTCCTCTCCTGTTGTACTCGCCCGCGCTGACTCCGGTCGCCGTGGCCGCGAACACGACTGCGGAGCAGACCTTCACCGTTACCGGTCTCATTTCGGGAACCGGTGTATGGGTGAACAAGCCTTCGTCACAGCCGGGCTTGGGTATCGGGGGCGTGCGGATTAGTGGGACCAACACGCTTGCGGTCACTTACACGAATTCGTCTACGGCCAGCATTACGCCGACTGCTGAGACTTACACCGTGGGGAACTTCCAAGTTCCGTACCCCGGTGCCGGTAACAGTGTGTATCAGACAGTTCACCCGGCCATGTTCAACAACGCCAATCTCACCTCCGCGATCCGGAGTGCTATGGTGCTGATGGGACAGGTCGCAGGGGCGTAAGCCTCTTTTCCCCCTTCGGGGGGACTTATTTAAGGGAACTCGATGGTTGCTCAAGACGCAATCAACCTAGCCTTGAAGATGCTTCAGGCTTTGGGGGCAACCGAGCCAGTTCCCGCCGTTGACAGTAATGACTCGTTGACGGTCTTCAACTTGATGCTCGACTCCTGGTCGCTCGATAACCTCACGGTTACACAGACGCAGGAGCTCTCGGGCACTCTCGTGATCGGCCAGGGCGGGCCGACTCCGTACCTGCTTGGTACGGGCAGCACGTTCAACACCACGCGCCCGATCCAGATTCTCTCCGCATACACGCGGGATAGTGGTAATAATGACTACTACGTCGAGGTCTACCAGGACCGGGATCGGTGGAACGCGATCGGGAACAAGTTCCTGACTAGTCAGATCGTGGAGGTCATCTTCTACGACATGGCTTACCCAGTCGGGAACCTGTTCGTGTGGCCCGTGCCGTTAATCACCAACACGCTGCTGTTCACGTGCAACCTGCCGCTGACTCAGTTGGCGAACCTTCAGACGACCATCGTCTTCCCTCCCGGGTACCAACTCGCGTTCGTCAGCAATCTCGCGCTCCACATCTGCG